CAGAACCTCCAAATGGACCATATATTGGATTACCATCATATGCCCAACCTATAATTGGAGAGTGAGTTAGTAACTCGCTATCATCAAATTCATCATTATTTTTCTCCTTGAATGTTTTTTCCCCATTTCTCATATCAAGTTGGGACGCAGTTAATTGAGAATATCCTAAAACACCAAAATTTAATGAATTTGGTCTAGATACTAAATGCAAATCACCAAACCTATTTTGACTATTGACAGTTAATTCCCTTACCCTTGATCTTAACTTACAATTTTTTCCTCTTGAAATAACCCTTGCAATGGTGTCATTATCATACCCTATGCCCGAATTTATAACTACAGTCCCTATTATAGATCCATTTGATATAATTGGTCTTACAATCGCTCCTGCACCCTTCTCAGATATAAATTCAATATCAGGTAGTGAATTATATTCTTTACCTTGATTAGTTACAATAACCTCAATTATTTTACCATTATCAATTACGGGTCTTACCTCTGCATTTTTTCCATTTTGTAGAGTTATATCTGGATTTACTTGATGATTTAATGTTTTTGAACCATAATCAGTTCCTTTATCATACAAATAAGCATCTGTTATTTCACCAGTAATTAAAGGAGTTAGATTTATTGTTCCTGTTACTGAGGATCCAAAAGAAACCTCTACATTAACCTTTATCTCTGGGTATGTGAAGGTCTGATAACCTGTGCCAGTTGAACCTAATCCAACAAATTTTCCTCTATCAAAATTAGATTTATCAGTTGCACCTATTCCAGCATCTGCTAATTTAAATGAATTATCATTTATCTTCATTACATAGTATGATGATGTAAGAGATAAACCCTGTATTGCTTTTGGAACTGTAGAACCTAGACCCACTGTTGGTGAATACTCAACAATATCTCCATGCGAGAATCCATGATTATTGAAATTAATAGTATCATATGAGGTTGATATTCCAGCAGGATTAACTCTTAATTTACGATGTTGATATCCTTTTCCACCATTTACAATTCTAACATCTAATAATGTATTTTTAGATTCAGTTCTAAATTTATGAATACCGCTGGATCTTGTTTCCGTGGCAATACCAATCGTATTGATACCTGATAAGGCATCTGATTGATTATTATATATTTGAATGGTGGTAGGATTTATAATTCTTACAAAATATGGATCACCATCTGCTAACGTACCAGTTGAAACATTTCCAACAGCAAACGCACTACCAATACCAAGTGATGCATTACCCTGATTTCTGTAAAATACTTTTTGACCATTATTCAGATTATGATTGTCTTTAAACGTTATTGTTTCATTATCAATATCCAAACCACCACCAAATTCAATACTTCTACTATCAAACGATATCTCTCTAAATCTTGATCCTAATATTGGTTCAAGAGCACATCCTTCACCATTTCCTCCTGTCAATGATAAACTTTTTATTGAATCAATATCAAAATCTTGTGGATCAACAAATATTTTTTTAACACTTCCAGATATTGAAGGTTCGATTAGTGCACCAGTGCCACCACCATTTTGTGCAATTAATTTTGGTGGGTTTATTACATCATAATCTTCACCTCTATTATCAACCTCTACACTTTTTAGTGGACCATAATAAATTTTATCATCTGATACTGGTGATTGTATCTGAACACCATCAATCAATATTCCAATATCATTAACAGGTCTTTCTTTTTTTGTTGATGTAAAAAGATTTTGTGATAGAGGTATTTTCTTTAAAACATTATTTGGTTCTAATTTTTTATTTGCATGTCTTTGAAGAATAAATTGGTGATCACCTGTTGATGTTGTGCCAAATCCTACTTGAATATTGCTTGCATTGCCTATTTGACTTCTTGAATTATAAAGAGCGATTCTGGTTATATTAGTTTGTCCAACTTCAGGTTGAGGATCAACATAATATACTCTTCCTGATTCTAATCCAACAATTGATTCCTCAGTTGGTTGATATAAAACAGCATCACCTTGAATAAACTTAATAGATTCTGTTGGTGGTAAGGGAAATTTTATATAATTAAATCTACCTGCAATTAATGTAGAGGGAGTATCAAAAGACGGATTATCAAAATTATTAATTTTATCTTGAGCACCTGTAAAAATACCACTTATAACATTTAAGTTAATATCATAACTTGGTAGAGAATTAGAAGCAACATATCCATCTATATCACTATCAGTATATACATTCAATACATCTGTTATAATTTTATTATTTCCTTGTTTAATTTCGATACCTGTGCTATTTGCTTTTTTTAATACACGACGTATATCATATAATTGATTTGGATCTGTTGTAAATCCACCTAAAAGACTTGGAGTAATAACATTTAATGGATAATCTATGTTTCCAGCAATAAAAGTTCCTTCTATCCCAAACTCATTTCTTTTTAAAATCTCAAATAAATCATCTTTTTTTGCAGATGATTTATCAATATTTGTTCTCAAAATAAATGGATTAGTTTCGTCAACCTGAAATCTTGAACTAGTATTATACACCCATGAATTTGCAAAAATTTGTTTATAATTTTCATTATTATCAAATATTTTTTCACCTACATTTTTAACAAATACCTCCTCACCCTCATTTACAAGATTAATATCTGATACAGGAACTAAATCAGACAATACACCAGTTATACGTAAATCGACTCTTTTTGAAAGATCTCCATTTTCATAACCAAATATACTTTCATTTATTCTTATATTATCAGTTTTACTTATACCAGTTGAACCTGTTCCAATTGGATTGCTAATACCTGTGCATCCAAAAAACTGATTGACTGATTTAGAAGTATAATCTACAACATTATCACCACTAATAAATGTTCCAGTGGCACCAAATCCAACGGTAGAATCAACTGAAACAACATCAGAATTTATTGGTACATCTTCAAGACATTTTGTATTGCTAGGCACAGTAAATACACCTTCAATGAGATCTCTGTCACTAAATCCCACAAATAATGATATCTTGTAATATGTTTTACCTGATCTTGTAAATATTTCTACTTCAGATACTGATCCATTTGTATTAATATCATTAGATTTAAAGATTGTTTGCCCGACAAGATTTTTAGGTTGACCGTTTGGAGTTATAAGATCAGCAACAATTACCTCTCTACGTATAAATTCAGAAGTTGATGGTTTAATTAAGTTATTCTCTAAATCTAAAACTCTAGAATCTACATCATACAATACTCTGAGTAATACTTTTATTGATTCTTCAATACCTTTTGATTGATAAAAAGAACGTGCAAATTTGACAAAATTGCCTATATTAAGATTTTCTGCAAAAGTATCTTCCTCAAAACCAGGTAAAAAAGTTTTCTTTAATTTTTTAAAAAATTCCTGTAAAAATAATACTGATAAATTGGTTACTGTCGATCCTGATGTATGTGTGGTTGCTGATGTCTCTTCAAATTTTAATTTTTCTCTATTAACATCTATCAAAGAGGAAGATACACCAACATTATATCCTGTGATACCACTAAAACCACGAATACAGTCTGTAAATGATGTTGTTGTTTTACCTTTATAAGAAATTATTTCATCATCAATTTTTAATAGTCCATATTCATCTGGAAATCCATCAGTGCTACTTACATTAATAGTTTTATCATCTGCATCAATTTGAGATGTAATCGATGAAATACCAACGATTACTTCTGGAACTAAATTATCTACTTTTATATACTGATCAAAATTACTTAATAAATCACCAGATGCACCTTGAAATTCAAGTGAATTGTAATATTCTTTAAAAAGTTCTACTGCATTGGGAAAATCTGCCCGAATAAATTCTGGCAATTGATGATCAATTATCTCATTGACTTGTATTCTCTTGTCAATTTGTGACATAAATTATTTCCTCTCTAAAGATCCGTTTGAGTAACTTGATGTGAAGAAATCTCTTGTAAATGTAATACCTGAAATATCTTCTCCTGAAGCAATTACGTCCTTCACCATATTTATGGTACTCTTTGATACTTCTAAACTGACAAATAAATCCTTTAATCCCACAACATCATTTGACTCAGGAAATGCTTGCACCTCAACTATATTATTTTGTAATACTGTTGATGTTATATTAATTGTATTCAAAATTACCTCTCCTTTCATATAATCTACTCCACCTGCACCTTTTGCCAAAATTACTTGTTGCCCTTTATTATTAGAGGTAACAACACTTAAAGTTCCTTTCATACTTCCATCTAAATTTCCCGATGCATCTTTATTTGGCACATCTGTCAGAAAACAAACATCATCAAATCCATTAATTGTAAAACCAGTGCTTTTTATATTAAATCCAAGTGGATTAATATAAAAACGATTTCCAAAACATAATTCATACTGAGCAAAAGAATTTATCGCTACTTTTAAGTCTC